ATCAGACAGTCATCCTGATATGAAGGGTGATGTGTATTTAGATAAAACATTTCTAATTGAGATGATGGATAAGTCAAAAGGAAATTTAGTGAAGATTTCTTTAGCAGCATGGAAAAAAGAATCTTCAAAAGGGCTTAAGTATTTGTCAATGACATTATCTGAGCCATATGAAAAACCTGCTAACAATAACCCATGGGAGTAATCATGACTGAAAAACGCAGAGGTAGACCAAGAAAGATTAAAAATAATAAAGCAAATATGGCTATTGATCTTTTAAAACAAATGGCTATACATGTTCCAATCAATCAAGAAACATTTAATGAAGCCGTAGAAAAAATGATGATTGAAGAAAAAAAAGTGGATTGGGAAGAACTGGCGAAAAAACAAGAGAATCAAATGCAAGTGTTGCGTAATGAAAATGAAGATCTTGCCAAGATTTGTGTGGATCGTTGGGAAAAGATTCAAGACAAAGACAAGATTATTAGATACTTGGAGAGCAGAATTGAAAACCTTACAATTCGAAGCCGTTAAAGTTGCTCTCAAACAAGATAAGACTGGCTACGTTTTAACATTGTCTCTCCATCCAGATATGATTCCAGAAGACTTACTTAGGGATTTTGTTGGGGCAAGATATCAATGTGTCTTGGTCAGACTAGATGGCAATGAACAGCCGATGGATAAAGAGCAAGAGTTTGCTGGTGATCGTGCTGTTCGTATTGCTGGCTTGCTTGGGCGAGATCCTATTTTTTGGAAGTATCTGTATGACCAGGAACAGATTTTTGATGAGAGTGGCGAAGAAGCAGTTGAGTATATTCGCAACTATTTGAATCTTGAATCAAGGTCAGAGTTAAAGACTAACCGAGAAGCACAGATATTGTTAGACAAACTTTATAGAGAGTACCAAGCATGGATACAAAAAAATTAGTACCGTACTCTGTTTACCTGCCGATTGAACATCATACTAAGTTAAAAGAGTTTGCAAAAGATCGTCAAGCTTCTGCATTAATTCGTGATGCAATTGGTATGTTGGTAGATGGAACGGATGTATTTAGGACAGGCTATAACAAAGGCATTAGAGATGCAGCCAAAGTTATTTATGACTGTGAGGAAGCTCAGATGATTGCCATCAAAGGTAAAGACTTGGGCGTTGTTTTATCAGATCGTATCAAAGAGTTGGAGGTCAAATGAATATTAAGCCACACCCAATGAGCAAGATTAAGAAAGAGGAATGGATCATTTTGCGTTTATTGTATTTGATTGTGTCGCTTGATCCTACGATGGTGCGTGTCAAAGATGTTGAACGATCTATTAAATATGTGGATAAGAAATACAAAAACATCGAAGGATTTTCTATTGTCCAGGCGTTTAATTTAATCAAGAAAGAACATGGCAAAGAGGATACCTTTAACGATATTGGCATTACTTTGATTAGTAATTTGCAAAAACAAGTAAATGTTCATCGTGAGTATATTGATGAAGAACAGAAAGAGTTTATGCAGCGTAGAGTATTTGGTGTGCAATACCATCCACAATCTACGAAGAGTGCCATAGTGCAAGACATCATTGATGCAGAAAACATGAGATTAGGAACTCAAAATGGATAATAAAGAATTTATTAATAAGGTGTTAGAAGAAGATAAAAAGAAAGAAACTGATCCATCAAGGATTATTGCATTAGAGATCTTCAACTTACTAGCACCCAAAGCCGAGCAAGAAGCCAGCGTGATTCTAGCTGGTGTATCGATGGTCTTGGCTACGATGGCCGTTGAGATGGGAATTGAAGAAGAGAAAGCCGTTTATGCGTTTAGAAGGTCTTATGCGAATGCTCATAGGCGTTTAAAACAATTAATCAAACAGGTGCACTAATGAAAGCGTTTCCAAATGGGATTACTACAAATAAAGATGGATTGTTTGTTGGTGGTCAACAAGGCATGGATTTAAGAGATTACTTTGCTGGTCAAATAGCACCAGCATTGATAATTAACCCAACTATAAATCAATCCATTTTTGATGTTGCAGAATTTAATAAAGAACCAAATGAAGCTGCTTTATCAAGAATGGCGTATGTAATTGCAGATGCAATGATGAAAGTAAGACAAAATGAGTGAACAAGATCAAGAGCATACCAAGATACTCTTTGCCATAATGATTACTAATGGATTATTGTCTAGGCTAGATCCAAAAGATATTGATCCTGTAGACATCTGGGAGCTGGCAGATGCATTAATGGAAGCAAAGAATCATGTATCTGCTGGTCTTCCCCCAATTAAGAGGAGAAGAAAGCATGAATGAGCGAAGATATTGTTCTTCCTGTGTAACCTATCAGCCAGTAGAAGGTGGAATGTTAGTAGATACGGCAAACAAAAGTGTAAGAAGATGGAAGTGTGCAACATGTTTAAAAAAATTAAGTGAACGAAAATTGCAATCAAGAGGAAAAAAATGAAAACATTTGCTTTATTGGTATCGGTTAGCCTTTGTGGTTGGATTATTTTCTTTACCGAACTTGCTCGTAAGGAAGCAGTGTATGACTGCCGTATGGCTACTTATCCTATGGCGATTGATGTACCTAAAGAAGTTATTGCACAATGCAGACAGAAAGGAATATGGGTGGTGAAATGACAGACGAACAAATGAAAGAGTTGGCTGAATTGCGTGTAGCCATACAAGATTTAAAGTATCAGTTGATACAAAAGCATGACTTGCGTGAACTAAGTGATGCAACAATACGAGAATTGTCAGTTGCTTTTATGTTGGTATTACGCAGAACTTCTGAAGATGAACTTTTTGAAAGTGTGTATGAATACTCAAAATTACTACTAAAGAAAGCGAGTGAGAAATGAACGAACCAGTGGCAATGCGTTATGACTTTGATGGTTATGGTTACAAATACATTGACTCAGACTCAGGGAGCGATTGGCAAACAAGAGAGAAAGGAGAGTTTCTTTACACTAAACCATTCTTTCAACAAAAGCCTGTTGCTATGATGGTTAAAATGGATGGGTTTGATAAACCTGAGTTTACTACACTTTGTGGTTCTGCTGCGTTAAAACATCCTAACTATACTGCATTGTATGACCACCCAATGCGTGAACTAAGCGATGAGGAAATAGGGGAATTTAAAGGTCAATGGTATCGTGGCGATTTCAATTCATTTTATGATTTGGTTCAAGCCATCTTAAAGAAAGCGACTGAGAAATGAGTCATTACGGCAAATGTAAACATGGCATTTATTTAGGGGGTTGTCGTGAATGTTTTCCTTTGCCTAAATTAACAAAAGTTGGGGAAGAACTTATTCAAGAATTAGTAGAGTGTTTTAATGAGGATAAAGAAATGACAGCAAATGAACTAGCAGACGAATTAACAAAAATGTTTAGGGGTGAGGAATATGATAGGCTTATTCACGAAATACCTGATATGCTACGCCAACAAGCCCAAGAAATAGCAATGCTTAAACAAATCATTGATGCAAACAATTTACAGTTAAATATTGGACAGTTGAAAAAAGAACTAGCACTACAAAGACTATCTGATTTTAGTCAAGAGATTGAGGATAGGGAATCTGCTATATACGCAACTGGCTATTGGAATGGTATTCAAAAAACCAAAGAAAAGAATGAAACATTAGATACAAGGTCTTATTTGATTGGTAGATACGATAAGCTGCGTGAACTTACTGATGAGGAAATATTAGATTTATGTCCACCAAATCATTCTGAAATGATGAATGAATCATACACAATTGAATTTGCAAGAGCAATTGAATCATATTTAAAAGGTGAAAAATGAAAATGGAAATGCGTTGGTATAAATATTACATACCCTCAACAGGAAATACTGCTCTTACTTATTCTGAATCTAAAAAACTTCAATATAGGTATCAATATGACCCACCAGACTCACCTTATCCACAAAAATGGTGGACTGATTGGATTGATGTGCCAACAATTGAAGAAAGCAGGTGAGAAATGACTGAACCAGTAGCCCATAGATTTAAATGGGAAGAGAAAATGAGTTGGCAGTATGGCGATGGGTATGATGCAACAGGAGCACCTAACGACCCTGATTATTTTACTTATGAACCTCTTTACACCCACCCAATGCGTGAATTAACAGATGGTGAAATTTTAAATATTTATCTTGAACAAACAAACGGAAACAAAGATTTAGACATACTTGATTTTGCACATTTAATACTAAGAAAGGCAAGTGAGAAATGATTACTGCCAATATAGAAATACAGGTAGATGAAACACATACATTTGTAAAAATTTGGGGTGAAGGTATTGCTTTGGAAATTGCTGAAGAACTTGTAGATATAGCAAAGAATATGAATACAGAAACACTAATGGGTGTTGAAGTAATTAAAAAACAAACCAATTAAAGCGAGAGAGAGATGAATAAGTTTTTTGATTGGTATTTATCTGGAAGATGTTTAAAACACCCAATGGTTGTAGCAGTTATTTTTTATACGTTGGGTTATTTTGTGGGTAAAGGATAAAAATGACAGAATATATTGAGTTTATGTGGTTAAGTTTGTTTTTAATTGGTATTGCCATTGGTGTTGTTTTAAGGAGAAAGAAATGAAATATAGTGATGAATGGTGGAAAGAGGTTGATTTATTAAACAGATCTTTTCCTTTTGGGTGGTGGAAATGACTGAATTTGAAGACAAAGTAATTGAGCTTTTAAGTATTATTGCTAATCAAGATCGAAAACCTTTTGGTCCAGAATGGTGGAAAGGCGATCCGACTTTTGGTGGATTGAAAGTATCTACTCTTTCTTACGATGAGATTAATCAATTGGCTGGTCAATATTTACAGGTAGTTCCTCTTGGATCAAGCCATGCCGTATTAGGAGTTGTAGAGTTTGCTCGTGCCATTGAAAAAAAATTGAAATGAAAATAGAATTAAATCGTCATGAAATGTTAATGTGCGAATTATTTGGTTCTATTCGCAGAAAAAACGCTATGCAATTTAATTATGATCGCCAGGTCAGCAAACAAGATCCATATGACATGGACATTGATGGTTTTATGGGAGAGTTTGTAGTAGCCAAATATTTAAATATTATGGTAGATACTTCAATCAATGAAAAAAAGAATCCAACAGATTTATATTTCAATGCTTATTCAGTAGATGTAAAGACTACTCGTAATCCAAAAGGTGCAGTTTACGTCACAGAATATCATCGTAAATCGCCATGTGATTACTATATACAAGTTGTAATTAATGGTAATGTTGGTCATATAACTGGCTGGATTGATAAATATGATTTATTTTCCAAAGCTGAATATATATCTGGATCTCATCCATCTTATAAATTAAATCAAGAAAATCTTTTACCTATAGAATTACTATATGTACCGAAACAAACAACTTCTTGAACTGGTTCGTGTTATTCCTTGTCAAAACTGTGGCCTACAGGATGGAACGGTGGTTGCTGCTCATTCTAATCAACTTCGAGATGGTAAAGGTCGTGGAATCAAAGCTCATGATTATAGGGTAGCAGCTTTATGTTACCGATGCCATAGTGAATTAGATCAAGGTAATAGACTTTCTAAAGAAGAACGAGTAGAAATGTGGGAAGAAGCCCACAGAAATACCATTGGCTGGTTATTTGAACACGATATGTTGACACTTTCTTAAAATTTCGTCTATACTTAGTGGGTACACCCCATGTACAAGTCTAAATTGTTGTTCTAGGTTCCTAGCAGTTCCGTTTGTGCAACGCAGACTTGGATCCACCCTGATCCCTCCCCAGAACCCCACTCCTAAAAAGTTTGGGGTTCTTTCTTTTTTCTCTTGCCAAATATTTTGAAATAGTTTAATCTATAGTTTCAACTGCTAGGTGTGACTAAGAACAACAAGAACTGAAACAATTTCTTGTTAACAAATTGAGTTTTTTATATACGTTAATTTAACGTGTATAGA